CTACTTTTTCTAAATGACCATTAACTTGAACCATAATGACGGCATTAGAAATAGCATTACCTTGTCTACTACCATCTTTATTGGCTGCTGTGAAACTAGATAAAAATTGTTGTAAGTCTCGTACTCGCATTATTTTTTTATCTGCATTTCTAATAGTTGAATCTCTTCTCGAAGTCTAGCAATTTCTGCTTGGAAGTTATCATTTTCAGTTTTTAATTGTCGTATTGTACCAGACATCTCTATTACAATTTGTTTTGTACCCTTCAATTGATTTTCAGTTTTAAGATACAAACCTTCACGTTCTTTGTAGGCGTGCAAATCTGCTCTGTATTGTTCTGTTAACAATGTAACATCTAAAGGACCTCTGTCTTCTTTAGGATCTACTTTGCTTTCGTTTTCATGTGTCATATCTTCTCCGTGTTCTTTCTTATTTTTGTATGTTCGCTTGTCTTTCATGCTATTGACAATATAGGATAGTTACCTTAAAAAGTCAATATGGGAGTTCCAAAAAGATTAACAGAAATGCAAAAAAGAT